CCGCAGCCCCTTGTCGCTGCGCGTCTTGCGCGGCTCGTACGCCATGCACACCGGCCACCCGGCACCCAGCGCGGCCACTCGTTCCGGTACCGGGGAAGCATCGACCGTCCACTCCGGGATATCCGCGGTGTACGGGTCGCAGATCGCACGGGATACCAGTTCGCAGCCGGAGCCGCCTCCGATGCCTGGCCGGTCGGCGGCGCGTTCGTGTTTGCAGCCGAGGCACATCGCGTCGAGCCATTCGGACAGGGCCATGCCGCCGTCGCTGTTGGAACCGAATAGGTCTGCTGCGGTGTTCATGCTGCTGTCCTCCGTTCGAGCGGCCAGCCGTACCGGTCTCTCTGCGTGTGCCACCGTTGCCCGCATGACGGGCACGTGTAGGTGCCGTCCGGCCGGGGTAGCGCCGCGTCAGGGATGCCGGGAGGGCAGACCGGGCAGGCGTCGGGAATCATGCGGCCTCTTTCGCAGCGACGCGGATGCGCTTCGGAGTACCCTCGCCAGACAGTTCGCGCAGCAGGTCATCCCAGTCCGACAGCGAGAGCCAGTTCTTCTCCATCAGGTGCGCGGTCCACCAGGCCAGTTGCCGCCATGATGAGATCCGTTCCGAGCTGATCTCGTAGGTGTCCCGCTCGCCTTCGGTGAAGTGGGCGTAGTGGCTCGTGCGCCAGTGGATCTCGCCTTCGCCCCGCCGTGCTGCGTTGATGTCCGGGAAGATCACGTAGATGCAGCCGGTGTCGCCGTTGATGGGGAACCGGCAGGTCTCGCAGATCAGGGTCAGGTCGTTCATGCCGCGCCTCCGAGCGCTGATGAGGGGTTCCACTGGGGGTCTACGAACCGGGCGTAGTGGCCTTGGAACCGGATCGTCGCCACGCCCCGCGCGCCGTTGCGGTTCTTGTCCACGATCAGGTCCGCCTCCCCCGCTCTCGGCGACTCGGCGTCATAGAAGTCCTCCCGGTGGATCAGGATCGCCACGTCCGAGTCGTTCTCCACCGAGCCGGTCTCCCGCGCGTCGGATATGTACGGGCGCTTGTCCTGCCGGTGCTCCGGGCCCCGGTTGAGCTGACAGCACATGACCACAGGGATGCGGAACTCGCGGGCGATGCCCTTGAGCTTGCCGACCAGCGCGGACACTTCCCGCTGCCGGCTCTCGGCTTCCGGTCCCCCGTCCATCAACTGGAGGTAGTCCACGATCGCCAGTTGCGCGGGCTGCCGGCGAGCGAGGCCGCGCAGCCGTGCCCGGATATGCGGGGCGGTGATCCGCGGCGCGTCGTCGATGACGAGACTGGATTCCTTGAACCGGTCCTGGGCTGCGGCGATACGCGACCAGTCGGAGTCGGTGAGTTCCTTGCCGGTGATGTGCTCGAGCAGGACGCCGGCCTCAGCGGCAAGGAGCCGGTCCATCACCTCGTCGCGGTCCTGCTCGAGGGTGAACAGGACGCACGGGATCTGGCGGCGGATGCCAGTGTGCCGGGCGAGATCCTGAGCCACCAGCGACTTGCCCAGCGACGGCCGGGCAGCCACGGTGACGAGCTGGCCGGGCCGCAGGTACGGCACCAGCCGGCGCAGCTCGGCCCACGGGAACTGGATCACGCCGGGCGGGTCCGGGGATTCCAGCCGTTCGATGGTGGACATGAACAGGCTGGCCGCGGTGACCGGCTCGGCTGCGGCGGACGGGCCGTCGAGGGCGTCGCCGACGAGCTTGCGGATCATGTCGCCCGCCTCGTCAGCGTCGAACCCGGGTTCAGCCGCGGCCTGGCGGGCGGTGATGAGGGCGTCGAGAAGCCACCGCTGCCGGGCGGCGCGCAGCACCGTGTCCGCGTCGGCCATGTAGCCGGGCGTGGCGTAACGCGCTATGTCGGCGAGGATCACCCCGGCCTGCCCTGTGCGCCATACGCCCTGCTCGGCGGCGATGAGGCGGGACAGGACGGCGGCGAACCGGGTCTTCACCGAGCCTGTCTTAGCTTCGTCGTTGCCGAGGTCGCCGGGTTCAGTGAGGCCGCCTGTCTCGGTGAGGTGCCGGATGGCGGCGCACACGGCTCGGTGGGTGGTCTCAGCGAAGCAGTCATCCCGGTCAAGCATTTCGAGGACGCGTTCGGCGGCGGTCTGGGAGGCGAGCATGGACGCGATCACGGCCCGCTCGGCGTACAGCACGTCATCGGTGCGGCCGGGGGCGAGCGGCATGGTGAGGTCTTCGTCCAGGGCGGTCACGGCTGCCTCCTGCGGTCCGGGCCGTCCATCTCAACGACCAGGGCACCGTCGGCGAGCCGGCTGGAGATGCGCGGGCCGAGCAGTCCTTGCAGGTCGGTGGTGTTGGACGTGATGACTGTCGGCACCTGCGCCGCCCAGCGGGCGTCGGCGAGTTCGCCGAGATTGTCGAGGTCCCATTCGGACAGGCCGAATGCGCCGAGGTCGTCAATCGTGAGCAGGTCAGCGTCGATGCAGCGGGCAAACGCCGCCGGGTCGGCGGTCGCGGGAGCCACGTAACGCCGCAGGCGGGACGCGGAGGTGATGACGACGGATCCCTCGTAGCCGTCCCGGACGGCTTTCTCGACGGCTTTCCAGACGGCCCAGGTCTTGCCGACTCCGACCGGGCCGGTGAGGATCAGGTTCCGGCCCTTCCCGCGGGCGAGTCCCTCCGCCCAGATTTCAAGTTCAGAACTCAGGTCGCCGGGTGTGGCGAATGCGGCGGGCCGGTGCGCCAGGAGGTTGTCCACGAGGCGCTGCCGGTGTTCGGCAAGCCAGATGGCTGCGGCTTCGGCGTTGATTTCGTCTGGGGTCATATCCGGGTCCTTCCTTGGCCGTACACCTCGCCGGACAGGTCATCGGATGCGCCGCCGCGGCGGCCGGGCCGGGTCCCGTTGCTGCCTTGCTTCTCGCGTTCGGCCTCGGCGTTCAAGCGCAACTGGTCGTACTTGTCGCGCAACTTGGCCATCGACATCACCTTGTCGCGCCAGAAGCGGTTGCTCTGGCACCAGTCGATGGCCTTGTGTACCTGCTCCTCGGTGCGCTTGTCGGCATCAAGGAGCAGGCGGGCTTCCCGCTTCCACGCCTGGGTGATGTTCGGCCGCTTGCTGCCGTTGGCGACGATGCGCTCGACGAGGTGGGCGCAGATGCGGTCCACGTCGTCGCGCTGAGATTCCCGATCGCCGGCGTTCTTAGAAGTAGATCTCTTACGGTTCATTACGGTTCCGGGTGCAGAATCTGCACCCCCTAGCGTCGTTTTTTGCACCCCTGAAAAAACTGCACCTGCAAAATTTGCACCCTCTTGGCCATCTACCAGGGACAACTCGGGGGGTGCAAATTTTGCAGGGGGGGTGCAGAATATGCAGGTGCAGTTTTTGCGGGGGGTTGCGATGACGCGGTAGCGGCTGCACCCGCCCGGTCCTGCGTTGCGCTGGACTTCCAACTCCCCGAGGATCTCCAGGTCACCGATCGCGGCACGCACAGCCCGCTCCGTGAGCTTGGTCTTCTCGTACAGTTCCTTGACGCTGGGCCAAGTCCAGCCGTCCTCCGTGTGCATTCCGTCGGCGATCTTGAGCAGGACCAGGCGCGCACTGTGACGGGCTTGGGAGTGCTCCCAGACCCACGTGCTGACGCTGATGGCCACCCAAGGCCGCCCTTCCGCTCATCCCGCTTTCCTCTTGCCTCGTTCTCTCCGTATAGTACTATCATAACGGAGAACGTGAGGGAAGAACGCAACGGAGGCCCCGACGGTGGAGCAACTCGAAATCCCAACGTGGTGTGGCATCATGGATGCCATGGGTGTCTCGCCCGAAATGCGCTCGCGGCTGACCAAGGCTGGCCGCAACTACACGCGCGCCAAAGAGGCGTTCGACAAGGCCCGCGCTGAGCTCGTGGCAGAGATCGTGGCCGCGCGCAAGGAGGGCACTCTCATCGAGGACATCGCAGCGCACGTGCCGTACCGGCAGACGCAGGTTAACCGCGTGCTGGAGGCTGCGGGCCTTACCGAGAAGCGCGCCAAGCGCGACGAGTGACCTCAAGGTTCTCCGGCCTCCCTCGTCGCTGCCAAAGCCTCAGCAACCCGCTCGACCGCCACAGCGAGCCTGTCAACCGAAGCTGCGATCACCTCTGCCGCCACGACCTCAGAAGATTTCCCGCGAGGCGGCAGCGACGACATAGGCGGCACCGATGGGGGCGGACGAAGACGGTCTTTCCGTCCGCGAGGACGGACGATCGCCTCCTCGACTATTTGCAGCGGAGGTGGCGGGGGCGGCAACTCTGATACCGTCCGCCCTCCGGACGCATAGCCTCCTCTTGGCGGTCGTCTCACCCTCGCCACCGCCCGCCATCCCCGTCTTTCATGGCTGCACTCTCACGCTTGTAACCGGCATCCAGAACGGCGCGTGCCATCACCCGCATGCCGTCGTCGTACGTCAGCCACCGTGCCTCGGTCGCGTTGAACACGGCGACCAGCTCGTCAACCTCCGGCTCCGGACGGGCGGACGCCTCGTCGGCGACGGTGGCCAGGTACTCGGCGTACAGGCGCAACTGCTGGACCGTGAACGATTCCTGCGGCTGCACGATCCTGACGGTCGTCTCGGGGCCGCTGCGGTCGATCTCGATCTGGCCGGGTGTACTCACGCTCGCCACCGCCCGCCGTCACCGTGAACGACCGGGGTCCGCGACACAGGCCTGCATACCGGGCAGTTCGCCGGCCCCGGCGTCCGTTTCCCCTCAGGTATCACCCCGGGCTCATGGTCAGCCTGAGTATGCCTCCCCGCCTTAGCCTCGTTGGCTCTCTGGCGGTCCCGCCTCGCCCTGTTCATGCAGCGTCTCCGTCCTTCTCGGCTGGTGTTGATTCGGCAGCGACGAAGGAGGCGTCCGCAGCGAGGTCGAACAGGCTCCCCTGGGGGAACGGCCGGTTAGACCAGATGACTTCGG